TTGGTTTCTCCCGTGTTCAAATCGTGGTATTCAGTTTTGACGCAAGCGAAGTCGGTTGACTGAACGAATTTGCATTTGAACCGCATCCCTGCGCCGCGAACAATAGCCAAAGCGGGCATGGCCGAGCCGCTGATTGCCCCGCCGTTCGTTGTGGCAAATACGAGACGCCCGGACGCGGGTTTGAAAACTGCGTCATAAGTCCGGGCCAGCCGCGCAAGCAAATTGATATTACTCTCCGAGGTTTGATCTATGTGAGAAACCGTCACGTTTTGAAGTTCGGATGCAACCGCCGGTGTGAGCCCGTGCTCTGCCGCGATTCCAGCAACCAATTGCCCGAGCGTGATATTGTCCCACGAACGCGAGCGGCGCGTTTGCATGGCCGCCCATCCGGCGGCATCGTCGAACGGACAAGCCTTCCCCACGATCTCAATTTTATCGGGCGGCCCTTCGATCCCTATTTCGTCGATAACGTAGATGCCAATCCAGAGAAGATTCCCGTCCTCCCCGAGGGCAACCTTCACCTTGTCGCCCTTGCTAGGAACGGAGAGCGTCCCCGCCGTGTCGGAGAGCAAGACCCGTAGAATGTCCGCCTTTCCGTCTGATTGGTTTGAAACGCTCAAATCCTCCAAGATGCTAGACCAATCATCGGCGTAGTTCTGTCCATTCCCAAGACTAACAATCTTAAATGCAGGTGTCATTGGTCTCCAAAAATCTGAATCATTTGCTGAGGTTCAACCGAGATTACGGGCAGCGTTATCTTTACACCGGCTGGGAGAATCGGGCCGTAATCAGCCAAGCCGGGATTCGCCGCAAAGACGGCTTCCACGCGCCCGCCATTCGTTGCGCCGTAGTATTTCGCGCAAACATAGTCCACAGTGTCACCGGCTTTTGTCGTAAAGGTTGTCATAATCCAAAAGTCCCCAAAGACATGTTCGCGGGATTGAGCGAGGAAGGATCAGAGACGCCTATTGCGCTCAATGGGTTTGCGCGAAGGGCCGCGATTGCCTTTGCCATGTTGCCAAACTTTTTGAGCGTGATTGAAAACTCGATTTTCTGAGGCTGCCCGTATTCCGTGAACGTGAATTTGTTTTCTTCCACGGCTTCAATCACCCAAAAGCCCATTACCAAGCCAAGGCCAGAAACCAAGAGCAACGGCACGCCGCGCCCGGCCAAAAGAGAAAGCCCGGACATTTGAAGCGCGCCGCCCTTGAAGGCCGGGAACATCGTGCCCTTGAGTTGAATCACTTCCGGGCGCGCGCCGGTGAATTGCAAATCTGGCGCTTGCTCGATAACCTCATTTTCAACCCACTGCCAAGAGCGGCAATGCACAATCTCTTGATAGGCCGCAGTATCAATCGAGAAAAAGTAACCGCCTAAAACCATCATTATCATAAGGCTCAGTCTCCTAGTAAACCCTCGGCGAGCGCGGGATGCTCTTTTTGCATCGTCGTTTTCCAATCGTCCCAAACTTTTTGAGGCGTATCGCCCGGAGCCGGGGTAATGTTGAAAGTGAAATTGTTGTGATTCGTGGTCTGAACGGGAGTGCGCTGCAACGGCGAGTTTGGAACCATAGACGGAGAGGATTCGCTCCCGGCTGGCGCGTCGTAATTCTTCACCCACGGGGGCGTTTTGTATTGCGGATTGTCGATCAGATTAGACGCGGGCATGATTCCATGCTTGCCCCACCAATTTTTTGGAAGCCGCCTCGGATTCCCCTCAATGTCTGTATTTTCCCCGCGATAATCCGGGTCAATAGAATCTTGGTATGCCTTCCATCTTTTTTCGCGTTTTGTCCGGGCCGCTTCGATTTCCGCCGGGTTCCCCGTCTTCATGGCCGCGCGCACGGCTTCGTTTGCTTCATTGACCGCGCGAATGCGATAGCTTTGCTCTGTATCATTGCGCGTGTCTTCTTCCTTCCATTTCTTATCAAGGAAATTACCGAGGGCGTCCCCTGCCTTTGTTGCGGCAATCATCGCCACTCCAAGCGCCGCGATTGACATCCCAAGCGGATTCATTACGCCCAAAAGCCCGGCGGCCCCTAGCGCAATGCCGAGGCTTTTTACGGTCTTTTCGGTATCACTAAACGGGTCTGACAATCCCTTGACAAACCCTATAAAGTCTTTGATTGCGCCGCCAATTGTTTCCAGTGTTGCTTTTGCTTTGCCGGAGTGAATCCACTCTTTCAACGCCTGCGTGATGCCTTCCGCCCATTTCCGAATCTCCGGGGCGTTCTCTTCAATCGTCCCCGTCATTTCGTTAAACGCTTCGGTGAACGGTTCCAGGGTGACAGAGCCGATAATGTTCCGAAGCCCTTTCAGCGCGCCGCCAAACTTCATTGTCGCAAGCTCGAATTCATCGGCTTCCTTGAGCTTGTCCTCTGACAGAAATTTGCCGCTTTTAAGCGCATGTTCGATCATTTCGCGGAGTCCATCCGCTCCCAACTTGACGTTTGCGAACTTCGCAGACCCCTTTCCGCCAAGGCCGGTCAGAATCTCGCCAAGGTCCGCCCCTTTGTAATTCTTGATTGCGTCAAGAATCATATCCCACGCCTTTTTCATGCCAACGCCCCGGAGCGTTGCCGGGTCAAGACCAAGGCGCTTCACGTAGCCGAGAGCGTTCCCCTTGCCTTTCCGTAAGGCATCGTCAATGTTCTTCGTGGTCCGGGTCACAATGGCGTCTGTGCGCTCGAACGTAAGCCCGGCTTCAAGTCCGGCCTGCCGCAACCCCTGAACGTAATCGGTTGAAAGCCCTTCCGCGCCAGCAGCATTTTTGATGCTCTTGGCGTCCTCGCCCATGCTCTTATCAAGATGGAACATCCCGGCTACACCGGCCACGCCCACACCCACGGCAGCCGCACCCCATGCCCCCACTCGCATGAGCCCTTGCCCGATTTTATGGCGGCGCTCTGCCGCGCGCATCTTGCGGTCGGCCTTGTCGATTGCGGAGCCGAGTTTTTCTTGTTCTTGCGTCAGCTTGTGGGAATCAACGCCCACGCGCTTCAATTCCCGGTCAAGCTGTTCTAAGGCGGCCCGCTCTTTGCCGGAAGCAACCTTTGCGCGGTCAATCTCCTTTGCGAGCCGGTCAACGTCCTTTTGTGCCTTTTTGTTCGACGCGCCGCCGTAATTCTTATCGAGCAGCGCCTGCGCCTTTTTTTGCTGCGCCAAGAGCCTTTCAATCCGCGCCTCTGATTTTTTGAGCGCGCCCTCGGCCATCGACGCCTCTCTTACTTTTTTCTCTTTGGCGTAAAGCAAGGTCATTGCCCTGCCGAGTTTATCGACTTCCTTTTTTCCCTCGCCAAAAACGGATTTTACCGAGCCGCCCATTTCGGCAGCAAGGCTGATAACCGCTGAGAATTTCTCTTGCTTGCTCACTTTGGAAGGTCGCTTATGAAGTCTGAGAAATAGTCAAAATCCATTTCGTCAATTTCTGAAAGTTGCCACCCCGTATGATTGGCGAGCGCCAAAATTGCGCGCCGCAAACCGCGCGGGGTGATTATGTCAAAAAATCGCCGTAAATGGTCTTGAGCTTCCGGTAATCCGCCCAATCGAGATTTTTGATGTCCGCCGCCGTCACGCCAGCGAGCAACGCGAAAAGCTCGCATTCCTGCGTTGCGTCTGAACCTTCCACTTTGCGCGCGCCCTGGATGTCTTTGACCTTTGGCCGCCTGAGCGTCAAGGAAGGCATTGATGCGCCGCCGATAACGACAGGACAGGCGAGAGGGATAGCAGAGCCGGGGGTGTAATTTTCCACCGGGTCAAAATCGGCCATTTCCGCGAATGCTTCGTTTGCCTGCTGAAAATCCGCCGCGTCAAGTTCCCCGAAAAGCTCGGGTGATACCATGCAAAGATTGGCGAGCAGGTTGATTGTTTGGTCCGTATCGTTGGTTGTCGCTTCGTGAGACGCCAGCACGTCAAGGGCTTTGGGGCGGCGCATTTCGAGCGAGGTTACGTTTTCACCGGCAACCAAGACCGGGAATTTAAGTTTGATGTGTGCTTTTGTTTTCATAGGGAAAGGGTTTCAGGAAAAAGGGCGCGGCCAATCACTTGACCGCGCCCCGGTTTGCTTGGAAGCGATACGGAGGGCGTTAGGCCAGCCCAATAGCCGCACGGATGTCGGCGAGAACATCAACGCCGTTGACAATCCGCTTCATGTTCGGAATATCA